GCAGATCATCAAGACCGTCAGAATTTTCCATGACCCCTTGAGATATTTCATCAAGTTTTGCCAAAACTGTACTGTCTGTTCCAGTGTTTCCTTCAATTACCTGCACCTGTTTTTCCAAATCATCTATCCTACCAGCGATACTAGCCGCATTCCATACGACTACTCCACTGGTGATAGCCACAGACATGATAAGTCCGAGGGTTATCTTGGATACTTTGACTTGTTTAAGGTCGGTAACGTCAGTCATTAGCTGGCGGCTGAAGCCGATCCATCACCAAAGCGTGATGCAACAACACTCTTAACAAGGCTGAGAACAGCAGTAGCTCCTGCAAGTCCAGCCGCTTTCATGCTTCCCATGTCACCAATGGTGAACACAGCAAGGAACGATTGCGCGAATGTGGCAATCACTCTTTCTAGTACGTCTTTGTTAAACATTATTTACGTTTACCTTTCTTTACCTTCTTGTATGGTACTTTCTTTGCCTTCCCTTTGGAAGAGCTAGTTTGATATTTAGGCATTTGCGCTCCCGAATCCTGTAGTTGTTCCTGAAACCATAGCACCACCGCCACCTGAGAAGTCACCCATTCTTTGTCTTTTACGACGAGCGATACGTTCTTGTACATCTTGATCTAAATTCAAAGCAGATTTAACACCTTCTTCAGCAAGTGTCATGTCTTCCTGTTCACCAGTTTTCTCAGCAAATAGCATAGTTTGTTTGGATAACTGGGTGTATGCCTGCTGTAATTGCTGATTGCTGTAATCTAAATCAGCTATCTCTTCAGCCATACTTTGTGTAATCCGACCTTCTTCTCCAAGAATATCTATCGCATAACCTCCAGCTATAGCCGCTTGAGCCATGTTTTTAAGATCAAACAAATCTTCATTGGGGTCTAAGAAGGTAGCAAGTAAAGCATTCTCACCATTAGTGTCCCCATACCAACTTGTAAAAGTTGACCGAACTTGTTCTGGTGCATTCATAACAGCAGATACACCTTGATTTATACGTTGTTGAACTTGTTCTATAGAAATATTCCCAGTAATTAAATCACCAATGTATGTATCCATAGTCTTACTATTACTAGCATCATTAATGTAAGTATCCAATCCGTGTGTATACATCAACTCTTTAAAAGTAGTCTCATATTCTAAATAATCTTGAATATCTATAGCGTTATAACCTGCTTCAAGACGAGGGTGATAACCCGGAAATCTTTTTTTAAATTCAGGGCGTTCAAACAATTCAGGTAAAAGATTCTTCGGATCAGTAGGCGACGGCATTTTCTTACCGCTAACAGGATCAATAAACTGTCCAGTTAAACGAGGGATAATCCAAGTAGAAAGCATAGTTTCTATTGCCGCACTATTAAACCCTGCTAATCGTAATTCTGCTTTAATAATATCTTCAGCATCTTTTATCTCACGCGCAGTTAATGTAGGTAATACGTCAGTACCAAAAGGTTTAGCTTCATCACCAAATCCCGGCCAAGTACCTGCTGATGGAGCCGGTGGTGGAGGAGGAACACCTGCTGGTGGTGGGGGTGGAGGAGGGGGAGGGGGAGCAATAATAGGATCTTCTTTTAATCTTATTTGTTTACCTGTCCAAGGACCTGTGCCTTGCCCACTCCATTCATAAACATCATGTGGAAGAGGTTCTCCCATAGCTCCTACATCTTGACCTGCACCTAAAGCTAAATCTCCACCAGCACCTACAGTGTCGCGCATCTGTTGAGCAGTATTAGTTTCAATAATTCCTTGTGTCTCACCGAAATCTATTACGGCTTCCATGCCACCATCAGCCGCTAAACCGGCTAACATTTGCAAGTAACTATTTATATCTTCTTGTGTTGGTTCTGGCATTATCGTGTACCCCATGTTTGAGCTATAGCTCCTCCAAGACTTACAATACTGTCTCTGAAGTTTCTAGTTGTTTTATATCTATCACGACCTTTAGCCCATTCTCTAGCTTCGTCTGCTGTTCTAAGTCTTCTAGTCCTTGAACCTTCTTCTTTTATAACTTCACCAAATTTAGTACCTTTATTAGAAAACAGTTGCACACCCTGATCGTTGCCTACAGTTTCTAATCCTTTATCTATACCTTTAGTGTCAGGAGGAGAAGGAGGAGAATACGGACTTTGAGAAGGATCAACAAATAAATCGTCGATAGGTATTTTCCACATGTGAACATCTTCAGGATCTAATTCTAATGTTTCAACGATTGCAGTTTTTTGATCGGCGACAACATCAGCCATCGTCATATTTCTATTAGATAAACCACGTATATCAATCCATTGTCCATATCTAGATTCTGCTAACCCATCTACAAAATCTTTCGCATCATCAAGATTTCTAGTACCTTCAGCTATCTGCCAAGCAAGATCCCAACCATCACCGCCTAATGGCACAAGCATGTCTTGTGCATAGCTCATAATGTCGTCATGGCTTTGTTTAACACGCCCTGAAGTAGGTGCAGTTTTTGTCCACTTACCTGAACGAGCCGCACCGATAACTTCTCTTTTAAATCGGTCATCAGTCCAGTTGTATCGTTGAGCATCTTTAGCTAACTGCTCATAAAAATTTGAACCGAAAGTACTACCGAAATAAGTATCTACAATATCCGTTGCAAAACGCACGTTTTCTTCATGGTTGTAACGATATGTAGCTGGATCAGTTGCTTCTAATATTAAAGCATTACGAAGAGATTCTGGTTGTGTCAAATACCATTGACTACCCATAAGCGCATTCATCAAACCGTCATACATATCTGTATAAGACGCATCCATTTCGCTCTGCGCCCTGCCGTGTTTCTCCCACCACTCGCCTACAAGTCCTAAAAGTTCTTCATCGTTTTTAATGATTGACTCCCACATAGGGAACTCATCAAAAAAATCTTCCATCCATGTCTGCCCTAAAACAGTCATATCCATTGTTATACCCAATGAATCCCAGTCGTAATCTAAAGGATCACTCATTTTCTTATACCTCTATTTTTATCTAAGAAATTCATATCAGGAAATTCATTAGCTTTACGTTCATCTTGTGTACGTGCATAATCAGAACCAGTAACAGAAGGTAAACCTTCACCCTTCACAACAGACCCTTTTCCAGTAGCTTGTTTTGTATTTAAATAATTTAAATAAGAACGATTAATATAAGACACATATTCCATCATCGTTGGGTGCCTACTATTAGGAGTTCCCCAAGTAAAATCTATTCCCTTGTCATAGAATTGTTTTTTGGCACCCATACCAGCGTAATGTTCAGCCGCTACTGCACCTATGTCACCATTAAAATCTTCTAAAAAAGATTTAAATTTATGTACAGCTACAGCATCTTGAACATCAGAATTAGGTGTACCTTTAACTGGTTCACCATATAATTTTCCACTCCAATGCGCCCAATCCTTTTCGCTAAATTGATATGCACCTTTATGATCTATTTCTGGATCACCCCAGCCGTCGTTGTAACCTGCTCCATCATTTTCTTGCATAGCCATAACAACAGCTAAATCTTCAGCCTGTCGCTGATAATCAGGTTCAGCCATACTTGGTAAATTCCGACCAAAGTTTTTATTATCACGGCTTAAGCCTGCATCCGTTTTAGGATCTGGTAAATCTGCGTAACGCAACTCTGGGTTCTCTACATTACCACGAGCTAACTGCCACTCTTTCTCCCATTTAGTACCTGCTTGACCTAACTGCCATTGAGGTGCATAAAACACTGGGCTGTAAATACTTTCAAACGCTTCGTTCATAGCATCAAACCTGCGTCTTGTTCTAGTATTACCCAAATTGTATTTAGTTGTATCAACACCCGGAACTTCATAAGGAGTTTCATCCAAAGTTAAACCCATCGGCATGATAAGGTTAGGAACAAGAGGAGCGCTTAACCCGTATTTACCGAGTGTTTGCTTCCCTTTCTTTTCAGCTTCTTCATTTTCGTAAATTACATATAATCCTAAACCATCTTCTAAAGGATTATATCCACTAGGTAAAAAGATTTTATGTGCGTCATCTCCATCTCTAGCATATAAATAATCCCACATTTGTTTAATATCATTAGGATCAGATTTACCCATAACAGGAACTACACCATCCTGCATTTCACCGAGCCACTTATTAGCATTATTTCCGAAAGGATTCCACAAATTATCTAATACATCTACACCCTGATTCCAAGCCCATTGACCTACATCATAAAGAATATCTACTGCTTCTTCGACTTCAGGTTTAACTTCAGTAGCATTATTACCTGTAATAAACGTCATATTCGAGTACCCCTGCTTCTCTGATTACCGCTCGTATTAGCAAAAGCCGCAAGCACATCTTTAGCCGCTTTACTAGCCATACCAGATCTCACATCACCGAACCCAGAAGCAACTTGAACACGTTTAGTTATATCATCTAAAGCACTTAAACGTTTCTCATCTTGCTCAAGCATTGTTTTAGCACCAGCCACATGACCAAATGATGTAGGAGTCTGCGCTTTAGAAATTACATTATCTAACCAGTTGCCATTATTTGCTTGTGTCCTGAAAGTTTGAGCGCCGAACGTATTAGCGAACTCGTTACTTGCCGCTTCAAAGTTACCGTTATTCTTATTTAATAAAGTAATAAAGTTCCATCTGAAAACATCTTTACGTTGCTGTGCAGTAGGCGCTCCATCAGGATCTATTGGCACACCAGCCGCTCTTGCCATACGCAAAAATTCTGCTTCGTTACCTGTTACACCTATTCGTATATTATTTTCCCATCCTTCTTTACCGCCATAATATTCCGCGCCGAAAGAATCAGCTAACGCCATCATGTCGCCGAACCCTTCTGTTTTATATTCAGTTGGATCAACGTCACCTGCTATATACAGTTCGTTAAATGCTTTTTCTATTATGTCTAATTCTTTAATACCAACTGTTCTGCCAGTACCATTCCATAAAGTATTCAATGTGTCTACAATCTTTGATTGCACATCGCTTTGTAAGCCTGCCATAGGTGTCATAGAAATAGCGTTGCCATCCGCATCTCGCTCTACACTCACACCCCACTTAGCACTATTGTTTTCAATATTAGAATAAAATCTTTTATCTAAAAAATCTGCTACTTCTGTCATAGGTATCGGTTTGTTAGGATGCCGTCTGTTATAGTCCTCTACTGCTATACGTTCAGTGATAATGTCAGCCATGAACGCACGGAAAGCTTGCCTGTCTGAGTTCCTAGAGTAACCCCAATCAGGTCCACCAGATTCATCGCTGTAATATCCTAAAGCAGAAAGCTGTCCTTGAACAGCACGAAACGTGTCAGGGGTTTCTGCTTCTAGATTACGCATATAGTAATCTAAACTTTTTTGATCTAAAGGAACGCCCATCATCGCTTCTTCTATTGTTGAGATGTAACCCATGTTCGTTCCGTCGTATGAAGGAATGATACCTATCATAGGGATCTGTACACCTTCGTTAATATCAGTTTCAGGGTCGTCGTATGAAGCGAGGTTTAATGGATCTCTAAACTCGGCACCTTCTTCTTGCGGCGCTAAGAACATGAACTCATGCCCAGCGTACTCAGAAGCTACTTTTGCATCTACTTCTCTTTTTTCATCTTCGTTTAATTGTTGATATGTTCGACCTTTTGCTCCACCACCATCACCATTAGCCGCATGATAATCTTTTAATAAATTTTGTCCATCTTCTGAATTTATTTCAACAACCTCAACAGTCATAGGTGTTGACCCTGCTCTACCCTCCTTTCCTATTATCTCAGCAAACTGTCCACTCAAGCCTAAAGGATCAACAGCCCGATATATTGAATCAGAAGGCAAAGGAGCGTTACCGCTGAATGTGACATAATAAATATAGTTATCTAACAGAACATTAATCATTCTGGAAAAAGCAGTTTGAGGATCGCTGTTAGCTAGATAAATGTCATGTAATTTATCTGGTTTTAAAATTATTGTAGATAACGTAGAACCTTCTCCAGTAGCACCGCCACCCATACCCGTAAAATTTCTATCTATTATTTCTGTACCTGTATCTGGCGGTGTAGTATCAGGAGGCACAGAAGGATCATCTGATGCGCCAGTAGTCCCAAACTCATCTGCCATTAGTTATCTCCTAATTTCAACGTGCCTTCTTCCAACTTTATTACCCAATCTTCACCAATGAAAGGCATAAATAAGTTCCTGAATAGCGTATTAACCCACGGTTTACCCGAAGCTAAAGCACTAAACTGGTTGTACGCATCCAGCATAAGGTTATTACGGATAGATGTCCATGAAACATCATTGTCATTATTGCCCCGAACCCCAGCTAACTGTGTCAAATCGTTATCCAACTGAACAATTATTCGCATACCAGCAATAACATCATCTTTAATCGGAGTGTCAGGAATCGCATCAAGGTTATCTGGTGTAAACAAACGGCGCATCTCAGAGATAGTTTCATCTCGTTTCATTTGAGAATCTAAACCAAATTTATCTTCAGCCCATATAGGATACGTTTCTTTAAAGTTTTGATCCCATACATCCCATTGTTCTTCCTGTCTCATAATCATATCCGGCCATGAAACACCCGGCTTTATATGGTTCTTACGGTTATTATCTCTAGCTTCTTTAAATACATTCAACTGTCTTAAATGAGCTTCTTTCATCGCATAATATTCGACAGAAGGACTAACGCTTTGAATAACTGTTGCTAACCTGTCGTTATCACGATATACACGTTGCCCTTGAGCTATCTGCCAATCTCTTGCGAACGGTTCATGGATAGTTTCCTCTTCAGTCATACCTCTTGGAACAAAATACCAATGCACCATAGGAGCGGCCATTAACCAATCACCATGTTCTTGTATAAACTTCCAAGCTTCTTTAGTTGATGGTTGCTCCGCTAAAGACATTTTCTCTGTCAAACCAACACCAGCAACACCAATTTTTAGTAACTCTTTATTCCACTCATCATTATAAAATGGATCATCCATACTAAGACCCGGATATTCCAAAGAAAAATTAGCATCAAATTCTTCTTTGACTGTATCTAACATGTACTCAAAAGCTTCTTCGTGAGGCATACCCATATCTATACCTGTTTGCATGTATTCATTCCATTCCCACGCAGGATCATCTGACAATATTGTTGATCTTGGAGTTGTACCAACAACCTCCCATGTCAACATGTCTATAATCATTTTAACTTTAGCTATATGCCTAATAGCGTCATACCAGTTTTGGTTGAAAACAGCTTCTCCCGGCCTACCAGCCATTTCAGTTTGTTCAGGTAACATTCCTTTCAAACCTAAAATCATAATTGCATCAGCTTCAGCTTTAGAATACATACCTGCTATATCAGAACCACCAATCGCATTCATAACCGCCGCAAAAGGTCGAATGAACGTAGTAGGCATAAGCTGACCGAAAACCGAATTAACTAATGGCTCGTCATAAGTCCTATTCATAACTAGATTCTCACCAAGACCAAGTAAACCTTCATCTAACATCCGTGAACCAACTATATGAGAAGCCGTTGTTAGAGGGATGCCTAGTATAGGACCGATTTGTAATTCTAGTAGATTATCTGGGTCATATCCCGGCAAGATAAATCTTTCAGGGAACCCTACTCCATCCTCGAAGACGCTTAACAATCTGCTACCAAAGAACTTTTGCACTATTGGTATGTCATTCATTACTTCTAAGAAGATGCCTACACCTGTTTCAACGAAAGGTATTTTAATTCGCATCTGCCCTGTTCGTTCATCTTCGTATCTGTATCCTGTTTGTTGAGCGGCGAACAGTAACCAATTCAATCTTGGTATAGCCGCTGGGTTATGTTCAAGTGTTTTAACCCATCTTGATAAGAATTGGAAATGCGCGAAATGGAATGGTACCGCTGAACCAACCATCTCCTGAAAGAATGAACGTTTTGTGTGTTGGTCAACGTAGTGACTCATTCGTTTAGCCGCATCAAGCATTGTGAAATCAACTCTTGCTTGGTATGAAGTAGCTTGTTGAGCGATCCATTCCATAATACTGCGTAAGGTTAAATCGTATTCGGCTTTTGTTGATGTTTCTTTTAGATGGAAGAAGAACTCTTCGTTGCCCGGAAATACTCTATGAAACAATCCTTTTGAATCGAATATAGTTTCCACATCGTAATGTAAACGATTCATCAAAGCGTCTTCTATCGCACCTTCTCTATACGCTCTAGATAAATCATGTACACCTTTAAGATTCGTGCCATCAGGTAACATGTAATCATTTTTAATATGCACTTGGCCTTTAGGAAGAGCAAACACTTGCTCCAATAACATGTCTTTGTCTTTAACCCCTGACATCCAGTCATCTACTACATCAGCAAAAATGGCTTCAATATCTTCGCCTTTTCTTCTGTTGCGTAATTGTTCAATAAATTTTCTCAATTCAGGGATCTCAAATTGTTTCACCCCGTTGTGCATAGTTTGATGATGAGGCGATAATCTGCTAGGCATCAAGAATTTAGGCACTTCCCTCATCAATGTTTTCTCTAATCTTGTAAACGCATTAGCACTATGCTGATAAAACTCAGTTACACCTAACGCTTTACTATCCCAAGACTCAGCGAAATACCATAAGAACATCGGTTCACGAACACCTGCTTTAATAACAGGATGCATATACCCACCGAAGAAAGCTTTCTCTAAGTGTTTTATACCTGACATAATCGCCCCACCCGGCCCTTCCGCAGGAGCCGGTGCTGGCATTGTGTGTAACATTCTATCAGGCAACATTCTGCTGTTACCATGAAAATGGATTCGTGATTCTGCTATAGCTGGGTCTTTAGGGAAGTCAGTTAATTCAAGTAGCATAGGATGATTAACTTGAGCGCCTACAATGTTATCTGTTCTATCAGCGTTAGTTAAAAGATGATTCATTTCGTTTTGTATTTTGCGTGTTTGAACTTCAGTGAACTGAGCCATGTCGTTAGATCCAGCTTCGAAAGAACCTAGTGATCTGTAGTCTTTTGGATTGAAACCAGCAGGTATATTTAATTCCTTAGTTTTAGGATTATAAGCAGTATCAGGAAGTATGTGTATATCTTTTGTTTTTGTGTGTTCCCAAACATGGAAAATCTTATTTGAATCCATAGTAGTCTCAATAGCGTCCGGTGCTAAAGTTCGAGGATTAACACCAATCATCTCTATCCCATGGTGGAAACCACCTATATCCTTTGGTCTTAAAGAAGCACCTCTTTCACTGTCATACGTCCATAATGCTCCCGGATTTGCTGATTGATGAAACTCTCTTAATTTACTTTTAACTATGGCCGCTGTTCTAGTAGGCATATTTTGTTTTGCTGTTTCGTCAATCGGAATGCCTTTAGCTTCAAGTTCTTTAGCAGTTTCTCTAAAAGCTATAGGGAAATCTTGTGGATCTGGGTTTCTTAAAATTGTTTTAGCCGCTCCGTCATAATCAAAAGTACCTTGAGGTGGGTCACGGAAGAATGGCCATACAGCATCCATATTGCGTGTCGCTTCTTCTATTTGTTGCTGTCTCCACTTTAAAAATTCTCCAATTTCTCTATCAGAAACTCCTGAAATTTTATTAATCATATAAAACTCAATGTCTTTCAAATCAGCCTTAAATAAAGCATCATCTATTTCTGCTTTACCACCTTCACGAGGGACAGGCATTTCTTGAGGTTTTGTTTTATACAATCCTGCGCCCGGAAAGAATTGTTCATCAGGGTGAGCGTAATTTAAAAACTCTTCTTCTCGCCAAACAATATCGTGTCTAGCTAATTCTTCTACTGAATCTCCCTGTCTGAGTGTTGGATGCGCATCATTTATCCATTGCATCTCTTCATAAGACATACGCCACGGAGCTAGAATATCTGGAATAAATTGTGCGATGTCTCCTATGGGATACGCTTCTAATACTTTGTTAGGTACAAGAGCAGACGCTTCAAATTCTTTAAAGATTCTTCTGATACCTTCATGCTTCGGTAAACCGACACGCCCTATATACGGTAAGTCTTTCTGCTCTTTCGGGATATTACGTGAAGCGGCAGGTAAATCTCCGAGAATTTCCCATATGTCTCTTTCTAAATCTGCGAAAGTAGAAGTAGTAGACTTACCATGTTCATTAATTATTCTTATCAATCTATCAATAGTAAATCCGAATCTATCATAAGAAGGCAAATCTCCTTTCCATCTACCATAAGAAGCTGTAGGAGAAAATGGATAAGTTATTTTAGATCCACTCGGTAAAGAGAACAAAGCTTCCGCAAGATTTATAATCTCTTCCTCAATATATTCTCTTCTGTCAATAGTAGAAGCAAGTTCCGCAGGAGATGACGGTGCTTCTGGAAAACGTATATTTCGTGCTTCAACTTCTGTTTCCAGTCCCGGAATGCCTGTAGATTCAAAAGGACGAGAAGGAGTAATATCTTCAGGAACCCATTCGCCTGTAGGTACACCATCGACTCGTTTTTCAACCCAACCTAAAGGAACACTTTTCTTATCAGCCCAACCCTCGCCTGCGATATAAATAGAAGGCGTTCTAGCAATATCCTGACCGTATCCCATTCGTGGGATATTCTGATTTTGCGTAGAATTGATCTGTCTGCCGTAACCTATATCTGCTTTATATTCTGATAAAGAAAAAAGTCTTCTAACAGCAGGCAAAGATTTTAATTCTCCCAGAGGGTTCACAGCATGATCGAGTGTCGTTGTACCTATTTGCCCACCGCTTGAATAAATCCATTCATTCCATTTTTCTATTGCTCTAGCAACAGCATCAGCATGTTTACTATTATGTGACCCTGCTAAAGCAACCACCGTTTGTTGTTGAATACCTGTGTGCTTACCTAAAGGCATAAACGATCCAAGTGTACCATTTGAAGGATTATTATTTATTAGCTGACCTAACAAAGTGCCACCTTTAGGAACATTTCTTTCCAACCAAGCTCTTGGAATCATTGAACCATCAGGATTTTTCATAGGGTTCAACATGTGAAAAGTATCACTAGCTAATTTCTCGTTCCCTAATTCTTTAATAAGAAAACCTTTAAGAGCTTTTGCTAACTCATTAGTCAAAGGGCCATCTGCGGCTCCAAATAAATACCCAAGGTGTAATGCGGCATCACCATTAATTTGAGGGAAAAATATTTCTACTTCATCTGGTTTAACAGGTAGCATTGTTTTCTCGTAACCACCATGCGCTCTTAAAGATCGGAGTCTACCTTGACCAGCTATAGTGCTAAGTTCTGTTCTACCTCTATCAAGTTGGCGATCAAGAATAGGTTTTAAATCAGTACCACCAACTAAAGCTTCAGGGTTGACTTTATAATTAACAATCCAAGCTAATGCGTTGTTGTTGCGATAGCCGGTGTTTATATCTTTATGTGATATAAGCCCTCTAATGAATTTTTCTTCTTCAGGTGTTGCACCTACTGTTCTTTTAATTTCTTTAATAAGATTATTAATTTCAGCAGGCATTGTGCCTTGTTCAAAACTAGGAGCATTTATATAAAATTGTCGTAAAAGAGGACGTACCCCCATTTGTGTTACTTTGTCGTATGCCGCTCCTGCAAATTGTGTTGCAGGGTCTTGTGGTGGTGGCGGTGGGGCAGGGGCAAATGCTGGTGGTTTTGGAGGAGCTGGAGTAAATCCTGCTGGTGGTGAAACTACACTTTGTTTCCCAGATTGTTTTAATTCTTTTAATTTTAATTCTAAATATTTAAATGTTTTTGGAGCATTCTCTTTAAGTTTTGCTCGCCCTGTTCCTAAACCATCTTTAGGTATTACAATTTCACCTTCAGGAATGCTATCAAATGCTTTATCAATCGCTTTTGTATTAGCATCATAAGTATCATCAGTCCAGAATACTTTTGCGCTTTTTTTAGTAGGAATACCATGAGCATTTGGTTCATCACGAATAATTGATTGCCCACTTTTACCTGTACGTTTTGTGTTATCTCCGAATAAATAAACTTTATCTCTGTTAGCTTTTAATAACTCTGGTGTCATTTTTTTAACTTCAGAAATAGTTCTTGTAGAAAGTTCTCCACCTCTGAATGGTGTTGCAGACTCGCCACGCTTTTTCTTCTGAACAGCAGGATTGCGTCGTCTGAAAGTCAAATTGATACGCGGACCTTCATGCCCTTTGCCTTTTATTAAGCTGTGTTCCCAAGCGTCTTGTGTGCCTTCGCGCATTAAGAAAACATCTTTGTCGCTTAATGCAAACGGTACATGATCTTTTTCTCTGGATTGTTCCCAGCGATACTCTACTCGTTTACCGGCAGGTGCTTTAGGTAGATACTCAAAGACAATCTGTGTATGTCCTACACCATATTTTTTACCTTTAGTCCAATTCTTTGTAGCTTCTTCTGCTGAGTAACCTTCTAATTTTGCCCATTGTTTCGGATTAGTTTTAGATGTTTCATGTACTTTGGTTACACGCGCGTATATCTTTTCTTCATCTTTAGTGAATGCAACGATGTCACCTTTTTTAACTTTAACAGTTCCAGACGGTCGAGTAGTAGCTGTGCGCTCTCCTGCTTTAATAGCTCCAAAAGTACTAGCAGATTTGATGTTACTAGCTTTACCTAAAGCACCTTTCTTACCGTAATTAAAATACATTTGGAATGTTTGTTTAGCTGGTTCTTCTTCATAATGTCGTGGTCTGAAAACAAAATCTCTTGACGCACCAAGATTCACAGAAGCAATAATCGCTTCAGGTTCTAGAGGCCATTTCCCTGTTTCTTTATCCCAATGGAAACCTAAATCAACATTACCACTTGAATATTTTTGAACAATAACTACATCAAACTCGTAACCAGTTATACTTTCTACCTGATTTTTAATATCCTGAATAACAGGATTCCAACCACCTTGAATGTATACGTGTGTAGTCTTTCCTTTTTTCTTTGAACGGATAATAGTACCAACTGGTTTACCTTCATCAACAACATGATAATGAAAGCCGGTGTAGTAATAGTCTGTTCCAACGTCACCTAAAACAGTTACATAAGGTTTATGAGTACCAAACGGACTCGACCATTCAACAACATCATCTACATTTTGAAACGTAATATCTTGTATTGACTGCGGATAATAATCTAACTGCCCACCCAAAGATTCTATTGTTTCAAGATTCTTTCTTAAATCCGATTGCTTCGCAGGAGTCAAATCAGGAGCAGGAGGCTGATAAGTTCTAGCCCCACCAGCTAAAGCATCAGTTAAAAACTTCTCAACCTCTGATTCAAAACTTGCACCAGTTTTAGCAACATCTTCTGCTACTAACTCGAACTCGATTACAGTATGGCTTTTTGTAAGCTCACCCCAATCCTGCGTTCTCGTATCATAATCATACCCAAGTTTTTGAGCTAACTCTCTACTCTTGTAACTATCAGCAGATTGCTTATTTGTTACACGAACTAAAACTTTATTCTCACCGCTTTTTATAGTCATTAACTGACCTACACCAAACCGTTCTAAAAGACCCGGCTGTAAATCAATCGGTAATATCTTCGCTTCTCCACTCTTGTAACCTTTTTCTATAAGTGGACTGACACCTGTTGCTAGTTCAGGATCTCGTTCCATGCCTCTTATTGTCTCAGATGCTACTTCAGTAGATTTAGGAGCTATCAAAGCAGTACGCTCACCATTAACTACCGCGTCAAACAAAGTTTCAGATTTTACATGGTCAGCGGCTTTAAGGACTTGACCTTCACCAAACTTGCCACTAAGCATAACAGGACTCTTAGGAATCCATTTAGCTTCAACAACATGTTGCCTTGGACCAGCGACATTAAGTGTTTTAATGTTGTTTCGTTTCAACCATTGCAAAAGTTCTTTTTTGTGTTGAGCAGTAAGTTTGTCTGTTTCAAATATTTTAACTGAATGATCTCTTTTAGTTTTTGCGTAATCAATCGTCCTTTGAGTACCAGTAACTCCGCGACCATCAATTGTTTTAGGAAGATCTTTTTGAGTGAAAACAACAGTCCCATCAGCCGCATCTACATTAGCTTTAGTTCGTTTCATGTAGAATTCAGCCCAAGCCGCGTTGTCACCTTGAGCCGGTATTTCGCCTTTTATTGCTGTTAACCCAAGTTCTCTCATTTCAGGATCTTTAGGTGCTTTACCATGTTTTGTTTTTTTTCTCGAAGCTTGAAGCTTACCCTTCTCATCTATAGGAGCAAGACCACCAGTTTCAATCTGAAGCGCCCGACCTGCACGAAGACCAGCTATATCAGCACCAGATTGACCGCCAGAAATAATCCTAGTAACAGGATGAGCAAGAGGCACCTTGTCTGAAAGAGCCGCTGATTCAGGAATACCTAACTGTTGCAAAGCAATCTGATTAGCTTTTACTAAATCTACATCTGTGACTATTTGTTCATAGTGTTGTAGACGAGCTTTAGCTACTTCACGCTCAAAAGAATACAAATAAAAAGGTTCAGCTTCTTCTAATACATCCCCTGCTTTCTTTGGAGCCATACCCATTTTTGCGCGTTCTGCATTTAAAACATTTAGAAAAGTTTCAGGAACACTTGAATGACCCGCAGTTAAATTAAGCTCAGATAAACCTTCAACAAATGTACGAGGATGATAACCAAGAGTTTCTAAAGCAACAGCATTAGGTCCTTTTGTTATATTTTTATGACCAAATAAAATAGATTTATATTGTCTAGCAAGAACACCGAAATCTAAATGAATTTCTACCTTGCCTTCAGCATTTTTAAGAGGATCAGTAGCCGTATGAATACTATGGAGGTCATCCATCTCTAAGTCAACCCAATCCTCCTCCAAGGCAGAGCCTTCCATTCCTCCGATAGGGAATTCAACCCAATCCTCTTCTCGAATCGAAGGACCACTATCTACGCTTTTAACATCAATATCTGAAATATGCGGAGGCATCCCAGTGCCTTCAGGTAACACAGGTTTACCAGTCTTCCTCCAAGGAGCTTGCCAACCCGGAGGTACTATGCCTTTAAAGAAAGTATTTAACTGGTCATCTATATGATGAACAAGTTCGACACCCATTTCCACAGCGGCAGGTTCATCTTTCAACCAGTTCATCTGCTGTAAAGCGCCGTCCATGTTGGTTACACTTCCGCTAGTCCCAGTATAAAATCTTGTTTCTGTTCTTATAGGATCCATCGGTAGCCGGTATCTAACATTACGGCTATCCAATTCACCTCCGCTTCTTATGACAAGATCAGTACCAGTTTTATCATCCATGTAGGGTGACATAGGGCGCATCAAATCTTCTGTAATAGTTTCCATAACTACAGGATTATTTAACGCATGATATACGCCTTCTCTTTGTCTCTCTCCAGATACGCCTCGTAGTTCTAACGCTTTTTTAGCTACAGCAACTTTGTCAGGGACGAGTTCATCAAACGGTGACAACTGACCTGTTATATGATATTCAGGATTAAGTTCCCGAAGTTTCCATTCTGCGAGGAATTGTGTATGTAGTAATGCTTCTGAAGGTTTATTGCCGTCATTGTAAAGTTTTATCATTTCTTCAACAATAACTTGCTGTCTTTGATCATCAGTCAAGTCTTTTTCCCATTTGGAAGTACCGACACGAGCATGAGCCGCTCTTACTGCTTTTCTATGAATAGCTTTATTACCTATTTGTAATACATCATTTAATTTTCTTGCAACAATAGCAGGGAATTTAAGCAACCCAAGATTAGCTTGAGATACTGGTTCCACACCAGCTAATTTCCTTAACAAAGCTTGTCTGTCGCCTTGAGCTATTTGTTCTGTAGTCCAAGCAACATCACCCCTTTTCCCTGAAGTGATCCTGCCGTATGCATCTCTTACAGCGATTCTTCCTGAAGCAGTAATCGCTAAACGAGTATCAGTTTGAGCGCCGAATCCGTGACGTAACCCCATTTGTAACGCTTCGTCAAAAAAGTTTCTCGGCGCGACACCCATTTTAAGTAGAACTTTAGGTCGCCAAAATTTTTGGAAAAATAAATCTAATTGCGCGATACCAAATTTGTACCCAAGATGACGTAACAGTCCCATGTGTTGCGTCATTCTTCCAACTTCACGCCATGAAGGAATTGTTTTCAGTTGCGATAATTGCGCCATGTGCGCTTCAGCAGGTATCACCGCTCCAACTGATAACCCAGATTTACCTAACCATAAATCTTGCCCTATATTCGAATAAGCATGTCTTGTCTGAAGTGCGTGTTCATTGAATATATCTAACGCTTTCTTTCTGCCGTATGCAAAACCACCTGACCTGCCCATGACATCATACAAAAATTCGTTGATGATATTCATACGTTCGCCTTCTGTGCCAAAAATAAAACGAGTCAAATATTGGTCGATCACAGTTGTTGGAACTCCACCTAATGTTCCCATATCAACTAACGATTTGAGTTCAGTTACTTGGTCGTGATTATTCAGAAAATCTGTAGCTACATCTATAGTATTTTTTGAAGGTGCGTTCTTAAAGAAAAAACCTGACCATTGCAAAGGTTTGTACGCTGTCTGATATGCAACTGCAAGTCCAAAATCTCGAAGTTTACCAGCGGCGTTATACATTTTATTTTCTGCGTAATAAAGATGAAGGTCGTTCTTTATAAAAGATTTCAAATTTTTAACAGACATTTTTAATTCTTCAGCAACCCATTTAGTTCCTAGAGTTTCCAATAAATGCATCAACTCGTTAGGAGTTTCAATTTTTGAAGCGTTCAAATTGTGTCGTATTTTACCTATATCTATACCAGAATGAAAAAGTTCATCCCAAGTTTTAGTAGTTGTTTTAGTAACTTCGCTAGGGAATCTTAATAAATGTTCACTCTCTACACCGTTAGCGTCAGGTAGTAAATTGCGTCTTCTTCTTTCAACGTAAGCTTTTCCTTCACGACCCCAACTTTTCCACCAGTTCGGAGCGTACATTAGTTTGCCAGTTTCCTCATTGAAAACAGGTTTACCATGTTTTACAATATGGCTTCTCCAATACTCATCTATATGCACCCAGTTGTCTTTCATAATTTGAGCTAACTCAGCGTCACCAAAATTCGCTTTTATATAATCATCAAGATCGTCACCTTTTAAAACAACTGATTCATACATTTCATAAAGTTTCGATGTTGCCGCATTTCGTTGAGTTACAATAAGCTCTTGTAAAACAGAAACTTCACTACGGCTTAATTGCCATTTCTCTGCAAGAGTCGTAGCGTGTTCTTCAAAATATTGTGGTCGTACTGTCGCTGACCAAATCTCATCATGGCTAAGTGTTTTTAATTTATCACCATGTTTTCCTGTTTGAAGTTCAGCGTAAATAACGTCACCTAACAATCGTTGACTTATACCCTCATTGCGTATAAGAGTCTCAGCCCAAAGCCCTCCGCGTAAACCTTCTAAACTGTCGCCTTTCGCCATGAACTTTCTACGTGCAAGAAAAGCACGATTCTTTCCTATCGCACCCCATGAAATACGAGGGAAGTACATCAAGCTTTGATGACGTTGATTCAACCCCAGAGACATTACAGCGAAACCATCATACTCAGCTAAGAAATCCCACCAGCCATCCCACTCGTCAAGTCCCGGTTTTTGAACAGGTACTTTTACATCACTAGGATCGATATAAATTCTCTCACTCTTAACAACATCACCCATCTCGTCCAAAACTTGTACTGTTGTCAGATCTTGTGTGCCGCTGATTTGCATTCGCCTATTATGGAATCTCTCCATAATTTCTATAACATTTTCAAACCGAGGGTCCACTCTCACAAGATCTGTAATAAGTGGAGATGATGATTGGAAAGCAGGTTGACCAAGCGCCTGCAACCTGTATTGTTCTTTTTGCCATATATTATGTTTACGAAAAGCTTCAGTGATCTGATCTACTTTCCTGCCTATAGAACGAAGCTCTTCTTTTCTCCATACAGATGTGTTTCTGAAAAAAGTATCACCATGTTGTTTAGCCCATTCTTTAAGCACACCTTTAACAGATTTTCTTGAACCATCAGTTCCATTAAAAATACCTCTAGTTAAACGAGAACCCATTCCGGCTTCAGCAACAGCCTCACCAAGAGGTACGCCTGCATCTAAAGCACCCTCTAATTCATCTAACGCACGTATCGCAGAAGCCGCTTCACGTTCTGATCTAATCGCACCTGCATAACCTTCAAGTGTCGTTTTGGAACGCATATTGATAGCAGAACGAGCATGCCTAATTTTAGCTATTCCTACTAAACTAGCGTTAGTTGGATCAAAAACGATAGACCCAAGGATCTCCATAGTTAAAGGAATACTTGTTCTTGTTCCTGTCCAAAAACGGTTCGCTTCGCCAAGAGCCGTATCACGATCACCGTAATACTCTTGGCCTCGTATTATCGCATCGCCTTGAATCCATTCTCTAGCTTCTTCATCATAATATTCTGTACCGTACCCTCCGAAATGATTTCTCGAAGTGTCTGACAAACCCTCGAACATACCCCAAAGTTCATCTCTTCTAGCACCACCAAATGCAGGTGGAAGACTTAAAATAAAACGATCTAACTCTTCTGCGAATACGCCACCATAAGAAACAGTGCCAGCCATCGCGTATCTTTCAGCACCACGCCAAGACGTAGATGCTAAAACACCGCTTGATAAAAACTTTTCCATACTTCTTCTTGCTTCTATCTGATCCCCACCATTTTCATCTAAGTAATATCTAAAAATCCCTTCAGATATATCACCGTATCTTTGGGTGTAAAGAAGCTGTTCGTATAATGTTTCATCTTGCAACTGGTCTTTAATAGCATTAATAGTTTCATCCGAGTATGTTGTCTCTGCGTATTTAGCGTTATCCCAGTGTTTAACAATACCTACAAAAGGTTTGTACAAATCTTTCATACTGCCCATTTCATCATGCCCAAGAGCGAACCCTCTTAAACCATGTCGGCCTTTATGAAACCCTGCGTCTATCATTTCTATAGCTTTTCTTGGAAGCCAACTACTACCTGCACCGATCAACGATATTGTTCCAGTAACAGGAAGCCAAGGATTTTTAGCGATTGTTGAAGCCGCCGCACTAAAATAGTCTTTCGGACTTGTAACCATATTCCAAGGATTTAAAGCATTCAAACCACGTTTCTTAAATTCGGAACCTACTTCTTCGTCAAAATAATCTTTCCAATCCCAAGGGTTCCACCAATCAATTTTGTCTTTCTTAGGTAACTCATACCCGAATTGGGTTAATTCATTTTGTGTACCAGAAGGCAAAGCATTCCAAAAGAAATGTTGAGATTCTTTTTTCATTCCACCTAGATACTCAACGGCTGTAGTTTTATGAGTTTCATCTAAAGCAGAATAAAAACTTTCAAGCATCTCAGCATCACTTATTTGTGTGTTGAGAATCAAGTCAACTAAAATATCGTTATCTAACTGAAACAAACCCCCAGCACCAGCGTCCGATAAAAGTTGCAACCTTTTATTAAACATAATTTGCTCTTCATCATTAGACCCACCAGAAGGCGAAGAAGGTGGTCTGCTAACACTACCCCCACCACCACGACTAGTGGAACCACCCCCACCCCATACATCTTCGTCTATACTCATAGCGTTTGGCGGCTCTTAATGTGCGAACCTAATGATTGCAACACTTCGCTCTGTGCATCTGCTAAACCTGCAAGTAACCTTTTCTTAACAGCAGTAATTTTCTGATCTTGCCTAAACTGTGCAGAATCCAAAGTCCTATACAAACCAGCAGTTATATCCAAAGTCGGATCATCATCCATAGCGTTCATAGCCATCGTCTGCGGATTATACATTTGTGCCGCTTGTAAAGCATCAGGTGAAGCTTGTGGAGCGCTAGTAGAAATAACTCCTTCTGGCCCTTTCAATACAGGTGGAGAAGGAGTATTAGTTGGTATCCCTCTATTATCTGGTATGCCTATTTCGTTTTGTGCTTCAATATTTTGCACACCTTGTCCATATACAACATCAGGAGAAGTAGCCGCAGGTTGAGTCCCACCAGCTTTATCTATTTTAGGTTTAGGTACTGTTCTTGCCATTAGCCACCTGCCGCTAAAGCCGCTTGCATTTCAGCTATTGCTTGTTCAGGTGCTACATTTTGCGGAGCCGCAGATTCAACTTCTCCCATCGCTTCAGGTGGTATCGCTTGAGGAGGGCCAGCTAATCCCATCGCTTCTTCAGGAGATATAGCTTGTCCAGCGTCAGGAGGAGGGGCTTGCGCCGCTTGCATTTCTCTAATATCCTCATCAGCTTTTTCTATAGCTTCAAAAATATCTAAACCTTTTTTACGATACTTCTCTATCTTAGATATATAAATTACAGGCAACGCACCCTGAACAGCTTGCTGTTGTATAGCAACCATAACAGCTTCCTCTAACTGTTCCTCATCAACCCTTCTGCCTTCAGCTTCAGGATCTTCAATAAACGGATGCTTTGTCCTGAAAGTAGAAAGACTAATACCTTTCATCTGCAACAACTGTCCAAGCTGAATAGTCGTACCTTGAACATCAGCACCCGGAACCGAGTGAGATACTACGTTGTCGAACGTTTCAAAATGTTCATCAGGCGTGAACTCAACCTGTCCAAAGTCGCCTGCATAACCAGTGAATGTAGATATTGTTTTGCTTCCCCAGTATCCTTTGTATGTGGCGAATAAGCATTCGTTAAGATGGGGAAGATGTCCTTCCATGATCTCTTGAAGTTCTTGTATCCTTGGATCAAGAGCGGCACCCATAAGAGCGTCAATGCCCCTACCAGTGCGAAGAGCGCCATAACTCTCTCCCCCAATTTGGGGAACCGTACCTGTCGATACGCGGGCATTACGTTCGAGCCTATCGATGGCGATGTTCGTATTCTGGTCAGGTGATCCTCTAAGCTCTCCGATCTGTTCCGCGTCGAGGAGAACATTGACCTCGCCTTCCCTACCATCTTTCCATTCACCTCCTACTATCATCGGCACTTGCCCTGAACGTCCGATAATGTAGCGATCTGGGAAGATTGCTTTCTCTTGGGCTATGAGTTCAAGTGCCATTAGTTTTGCCATAAGATCGACCATCCCAACGACGTTCGATACTGAAGAAGAAATTTTATCTAATGTGACACGACCCGGAGTTATCACACAAGGCATCCCTGCGAGATTCTCGTATCTTGACAGTTCCAACTGTGTGCTATGGTAAGGGTACGTTTGGTTGAAATGATTGTAACGTGGTCCCATTATCCCGATGACGATATGTTCCTCGTCGATCCATTCACAGCAATCCCATAGTTCTTGCCGTGCATTGTTATCGGATGCTATCGGTCCACCATTCTCATCGCGTGAAGCAGGATAGTTAGCTCTTAACCAATCACCTGATTTGCCATACACGAAAGCACAGTTACGTGGAATATCATAATTCTCAGCCGCGGATGGTTCAGGATAAACGCCAAGTGGGTCACGAACCTCTATCTTAGGCATACCTGTTTTGAAATCGGGGTTTACTACAAGAGCAGTAGTAGCGTAACCAGCGAGATGCCGGTAAGCGCGACGCATCTTTAGCTTATATTTGTTCTGATACCAAGTAGCGGCAAGCGCACGTTTACGAATATCAGCATATTGTCTAGATCTTTTACCACGTTCTTTGCTAGGGTCAATAGCAGGGCAACCTATATACGGGGTTACTGATGCGGCTCTTTGAGCTACAGCATCAATATTCTCAGATATTAAAGACGGAGTTAACGGAGGAAGAACAGGTTCTTCGTCCATAGAAGGAAGAGGTATAACATAATCACCGTTATACCTTTCTTTAATATCAATCATCTTTGATAACAAAGGTGACTGGATGTCTTGTCTCTGTCGGACTATACCGACTATTTCCTCAAAAGTATACGCCACTAATAAGCTCCGATTGTAGAACGCGTCTTATTATAAGGTAGTGCCTTAAAGTTAAATTGTGAAGAGTCTACATCAAAAGCTTGCTTCCTTTGTCTCCAAAGAATCCATATAAACCACAACGCCATTACCCTGTCTTGCCTCAATTTAGTACCCTTTACCAATGGTCGCCATGATTTAAGCTGTCTTATAAGTTCATCAGCTTGATGCCTAGTAACAGGATCGTCAGCGTAAGCTATATCTATCTCTCCTCGCATGAACGATAAAGCCATAGAAGGTATACCAATAGTTTCATCATATTTGTTCACACCTGTCAGATGCTCTCTTACTCTGAACCCGTACCGTTCAGTCATCTCTATAAGCCTTTCATCACGAGACAACCCTTTCTGAAACACCATCGCTTCAATAACCACATCAGATACAGACGCACCGTTCTTCTGACAGCGTAAAATCGCTTCCTCTACTACCTGAAGTATCTGCTCGTTTCTAGTTAATCCCTGATCCTCACGTAAGAAAAGTATCTTCAACTTGCCTTCATGCGGTGTGGCCGCCATGACACAATTCATTCCACCCAACGCAGGGTCAACACCGATGTAAACAGTGCAATCTTTAGGAGGATCATGCAATGTAGAACGCAATGGATTCAAACATTTCTTAATAGATTCGTCATTAAATGTCGCCGCTAAGGAACTTGTAGGCTCCTGCATGTAGTTACGTGACCATGCTTCTTCACCAACTTTACGACGAATCCTGTCGAGAGCTTCCATCGAGAACATCTCAGGCCACAAAGGTTCAGGCTCATCGTCACCATTCTGTACTATGGCAGGGAAACGAATCACTCTAAGAATATCTTCATCTATCTCAGTCATAATCCTCTGATAGAAATCATCTTCACCGACACGAGTGCCGTTAATACTTGTTCGACCTCTCTCTCCCGGACGAGTCAACCAGTCCTGTCGGAAAATCTCGAACATCTGTTCCGTCAGGTTCAACGACACACGAGACTGAATATCATCAATGTGCAGATGGTCAGTACGTGTACCAGCGATCTTCGACCTCCACCCTAAAGAAACCATCGAATAGTCACGCTCATCGTGTTTCGACTTCTTGAAAACATTGAAATAATCCGCTCCCCATGATTGTGCAGTTTTTCTACCTGATTCATTCTGAGGAACAAAAGGACCATATTTGGCTACATATAATGGAAAAGGACCAGTCGGTTCCATACGTGTACGGATACGACCAAGAATTTTCCTAGCCATATCCTGTCCCTCTGAACCTACTGTGATACGAAACTCAGGGTTTGTTGCGAGTTTGTAACAAAAGTAATCCTCTGCAAGTGTTGTTTTGCCGTGTTCAGGAGGCCATAGGATGAGTGTGATATTTCCCGGAGGTGTGTTTTCGTATGCGTCTATAGCTCGTAGATGAAACCAAGGGGACATATGCCCGAAGTATTCATCTCTGAAATGTTCAAATGCTGGTATTTCTTTATCAGGCTTCTCATCAGAAAAGTTGAGTCGTATCGCATCAGCTTTTGCGGCGAAGTCTGGAAATCTTTGCCTCCACTTTTCGTAAGCGGATCGTGTAACACCTGTAGCTATCAGAGCATCAGCTACATTCCCGTTATTCTCTAACGATTCTAAGAATACTTTCCTGTTAAGGATACCTTTGTCTTTTGCTGAATTAGCCATTTAATCAAATACAGATGGTTGTACTTCCAACTCTACAATACTCGCCGC